CAGTGGACGAGGGCGTAATGGCAACGACTCCAGATGTGCTTCTGAACCGAGTGCGGTCCTTGATGGTCGATGCGCCGTTCTACTGGCGCGAGGCTGTCAGCAGCGAGGACTTCGCCTTGCAGGGAACCGGCAGCAGCGACGCCGTGTTCCGGTGCAAGATTCGGGGCGGGAACAGTCTCGGAGGGTTTGGGTATTCCGAAGACCGGGTCGACACGCTGGACATCGAAGTGGCGCGGCAGATTGCCGCGGACTACGTGGCGACGCATGCGACCTTGGTCAGAGATTGTTCCAGCTTGACCGCAGCGATTATTCAGGACGGGCACGTCACCTCGGGTGAATACACCGTCCCGGATACTGGTCGAGCCTGGGAAGTGGCGGCACCGATTGGCGCGTCGTATCTCACGCTGCGCTTGACGATGCCGCTCAACTACGAAGCACAAGTGTAGGAGAGTCCACACATGGCAGGATTGACCGGCAGAGAAATCAAAGCCGCGTTTGCGAAGTTTGCGACCAACTCATGGGGCGTCGCGGCCTCGGTCACGCGCGGCATTCACTTCACCTCGGACGGCGGCGCGAAGCTCTCGCGGCTGCGTGTCAATGACGAGGCGCTGGGCCAGACGTTTCTGGGCCGCGGCGACTTTGGCGACACGCAGGCGCAGGACATCACGCTGACCAAGCAGGACCGCTACGCGGACTTTCAGTATGTCTATGAGGCACTGGCGATGGGATCCCCAGCCGCCGTGACCCTCAGCACGTCGACGGCCAGTGCGCCGACCTCATGGCGTCACGTGATTGACCTTGCCCCGTCGATTGACGGGCTGGGCGTCACGATGGCCTACGACAAGGTGACGTTCGTGGACGAGATGACCTCGGCCAAGGTCTACGGCATGAGCAAGACCGTGGGCGATTCTGGCGTCATGGACACGACGTTCAACCTGATGGCCGCGCAGATGACCGACATTTCCTCGGTCAACACGCGCAGCACCGTCAACGGGGCGACCTACCCGGCGCTCGACAATCGCGTCTTCCGTCGGCAGGGCACGTTCCGTCTCAACCCGCAGTCGGCGGGGTCACTGGCGGCGACCAACGCGGTCAACCTCGAAGGCTTCACGTTCGAGTTCTCGCGGCCGCAGGATGCCCCGAACGTCACGGGTCAGGACTTCATCTTCGAACCGGCCGACGCCGGATTCCCAGAGACGAAGCTGACCATCACGTTCCCGCGCATGAACACCGTGTCGGCCAACAGCGTCTACGCGGCCCTGCGCGCAGATACCGTGTTTAAGGCTGATATGGAGTTCCTTGGCTCGTTCATCAACTCCACCGACCGGTTCACCGAGCGCATCGAGTGGCCCGCATTGGAACTGGACACGGACGGCTTCACGGCGACCGAGACCGGCGCCAATCAGGTCAAGCCGCAGGTCGTGTTCCTCGCCAAGTCGGCCGCAACCTCCCCGAACGGCATGGCTTTCGTCAATCCGTTCCGTATCACTCGTATTACCACGCAGTCTCTCGTCGCCTTCTAGGGGCGGGACTTTCAAGGAGCGCACCGAGCATGCCGCGACAGCTACAGACCGATGACCTCACCTTCTGGGTGGCCGAGACTGGCCTGGACGATATCAGCGAAGCCGACCCGGAGGTGCGCTACGAACTCCGCGAACTGACCACCAATACGTGGCGGCGCATCCACAAGGCCCATACCAAGCGAGTGCCGAATAAGGCGACCAAGGCGATGGAGTCCGAGACGGATGCGGAAGCGTTTGCGGATGCCCTCGTAGACTACGTGCTGGTGGGCTGGAGCGGCATTGTGGAGCGGGGCGGCATGCCTGCGCCCTGCACTACTGAAAACAAGCTGCGTCTTGACAGCGTGGTCAAGGCGGCGCTGGTCGGGCGGGCAGGCCTTACGCAGATTGTGCAGGCCGACGCCGCGCGCGAAAGCTCCTTTCGCCGGGCTGACCCGGTGGGCTGAGTTCTGGGCTGATTCGGTCATGACCGGGCAGGTTATCTGCTGCCAGGTCGCCCCCGATGAACTACTAGAGCAGGAGGCCGAGCAGTATGACTGTTCGGCCTGCTTGCTCCAACAGCAGGTCGACGCACTCGACGAGGACAACAAAGAGGCGTGGGCGCTGTATCGCTCGTGCTGCAACCGGTTTACGCAAGACTTGCAGGCGGGCGCGGTCGTGCTGGACCGACTCACCCAACATCTGAGTGCGGACGAGTTCCGCGACATGTCTGAGCGGCTCCGCATCATCTACGATGTAGTCTCACCGCCCCGGAAGGAGACGCCGCGCTAATGGCACGCGAACTCGAAATCAAGGTCACTGCCGATATTGCTCAGGCTGTCGAGGCATTGCGTCGCGCGCAAGAAGCCATTGACGGGATGGGTGAGTCCACAGAAAAAACAGACAAGCAGGTGGCTGGACTTGAAAAAGAACTTCAAGGCCTCAGCAAAATGCTTGATGAAAAAGTACGTAAATTGCTATCTGCTGGGACAGCTGCGTATGCCTTGCAGAAAGGGTTTGCATTCCTCGCCAATAGCATAAAGCTTGTGGGCGGCGTGGCATTAGACATGAACGCCAACCTTGAAAAATCCACCATGCAGTTCACGACGCTCATGGGGGATGCGGACAAGGCCGAAAAACACGTGCGTTCGTTGTTCGAGTTTGCCAAGAAGACGCCATTTGAGACAGGGCCCATCATTGCCGCCTCCAAGAATCTTGAACTTTTTGGTGGGGCGGCACTGAATAATGAACGGTTGCTGACCAAATTGGGCGATGCGTCGGCTGCGTCTGGCGCGCAGTTCGAGGAGCTGTCGTTCTGGGTAGGCCGCATGTATTCGTCCATTCAGGCTGGCAAGCCGTTTGGCGAAGCCGCCATGCGCTTGCAGGAATTGGGCGTGCTGAGTCCGATTGCACGACAGGGCATTGAGAACCTTGCAGCCAGTGGAAGCAGTGCCACTGAAGTCTTTGGCCTTTTTGAAGATTCATTGGCGAAGTTTACTGGTGCCATGGACATACAGGCGAATACCTGGGAAGGTCTGTCCAGCACCATTACTGATGCCGTGCAGATTACCATCGCTGATGCTCTAGAGCCGATGTTTGAACTGCTGAAAACAGGCGCTGAGATTATTGTGAATGTGTTGAATTCTGCTCCCGTGCAGCAGGCGTTCAAAAACGTTGCAGAAGCTATCAAAAATACCTTTGGACCTAATCCTCAGGACTTGGTCAAAAACATGCTGCAAGCCTTCGTGCTATTTGGCGAAGGCGCGCTTGTCGTCAGTGACGTGCTGGTAAGGTCATTGTCTGGCGTGAAACTGGCCTTTAGTGTGGCCGCATGGACGATTGCGCAAACTCATCCTGCGCTAAATGGATTTTCAGACGCGATGGCTGAAAGCGCCAAATCCGCATTTGAAGGCATGATGGGCCAGGGCATGTTTAGTAAAGCGCTGCAAGGAGCGACGCAGATTCTTGAAACGATGCGGCAAGAAATTGGGAAAGCGACCATTGCACAGAAGGACAATGCATCGGCCGCTGAAGATGCCGCTAGGGCCGCTCAAAAGAATCGCGAGGCGATGGACCGCCTCACCGAGGCTGCAGAAAGGAATCCTAAGGCAGCGGAGAAGGCCCGCAAAGAGTGGGAGAAGTTCAACAACGAACTCGACAGGTTTAACGAGAAGTCGTCGCAGCGCATGTCTCTGGACAAAGTGGTCGACTTCGGCGGTGACCCTTATATCAAGGTGTACGAATCGCAATTGAAGTTTGAGAACAGCGTGAAGAGCTTCACGTCTGGCTCTCGTGCTATCTGGGCACCGTTTAAAGAAGCTGCCACAAAGGCGGTGCAGGAAATTGAATCACGGTTTGGCGGTTTTAAGTCTGCCGTTGAAGGATTGGGGCCAGCGATTGTTGGGTCGGTGCAAGGTGGTGGGTCGATTGGCGGCACCATTGGTTCGATGCTGGGGCAAGGCATTGGCAAAGACATTGGTGCCCAACTGGGTGGATTAATTGGTAAGAGCCTTGGACCCACTATAGGTAGCGCGCTCGGCAGTCTTGGCGGGCCGCTAGGAGCCATTGCCGGTCAGCTTGGCGGTGAACTCGCAGGAAAGCTCTTCGGTAGACTGTTTGGCAATAGCCAGCAGAAAGCCGTGACAGACATGCGAAACAAGTTCTTCGAGCTTGGCGGTGGTGTCGATGCAATTCGCGAACGCGCCGATGCCGCAGGTGTCTCGATGGACAAGCTATTTGCCATCAAGAACCCCAAGGACATGGAAGCCGCCATTAAATCGTTCAACGCGGAATTGAAAGCGGCTGAGGAGCTTACCAAGAATACCAAGGAAGCGATGGAGCGGTGGGGTTTGACAATTGAGGACATGGGGCCAAAGTTTGCGGCGCAGGAAATCAACAACAAACTGTTGGCCATTGTCAAAGATATGCAATTGCTGACCAGCGCCGGGGCTGATTTCAACGTGGTGGCCGGAAAGATGGCCCCGGAAATCAGCAAGCTGGTGCAGGCGTCCATCACGGCGGGCACGGCGATCCCGCGTGAGATGGAACCCATCCTGAAGAAGATGTTTGAAATGGGCATGCTCACCGATGCGAACGGCAAGGCACTGGAGGACTTTGGCGCGCTGACGTTTGCGGAAGATTTGAACAAGCAGTTCTCGCTGCTGATCTCCAAGATGGATGCGCTGCTGGACAAACTCTTCGGCATGGAAGATTCGCTGGACCGGTCACGCCGGACGGCTGGCGCGGTGAGCGGCATCATTGAAAATACCAACCCGCCGTCATGGACGGTTGATGGCGTCGAGCGCGTGGGCTTCGACCGCGGTGGCGTCGTGGGCCGCGACTACCGCCCACCCTCAAGCCGTGACATTATCCCGGCGCTGCTGCGCCCCGGTGAGGTCGTGCTGACGCCTGAGCAGGCCCGTGCGCCGCGTGGCGGTGGCCCTGCGGTCAATGTCGTGATTAACGTCGCAGGCTACTTGGACAGCCCGACGGCGCGCTCTGGGCTGGCCGATATCGTGCGCGATGAACTGAGCAAGAATCTGCGCCGGGTGGGACGGGCCGCATGAGCCACGGCATTGTCGGCTCGGGCACCGTGGGCAGCATGACGCTGGGAGTGTATCCTCGGCGGCTGCAATTCTGGGTCAGTAGCACGGTGGCCGGGTCCACGTATGTGCGTCGCGACATCACGCCATACGTCGCCAATGACTGGCAAATCGCGCAGAAACTGGGCGAGCCGTCGACGCTCAATTTCACGCTGCTGAATGACACGGCGCTGCTGAATGCAGGCCTCGTTCGGGTGACGCAGGTGCCGCCCTCATCGCTGACGACCACAACCAGCCCGACAGACTTTGGCGATGTCTTGTTTGAAGGCAACATGCTGGAGCGGCGCGACGTGCTGCGGCATGTGTCGCAGACGGTGGTGAGCGAAATAGCCGCGCAGGACTTGACATGGCAGCTCAACCAGACGGGCGGCGTGACGGGCACGTATGGCAGCGTGGGCTTCAATACGCTCGTGGGCCAGTTGCTGAATCAATACAACAGCGTGTTTGTGCCGGGGTATATCTCGCAGGGACTGGGCGATGCGCCGCAGTTGACGTTTGACAACGCTACCTTGCTAGAGGCCTTGCAGCGGGTGGCCGACACGGCCAGTGCGTATCTCAGCGTGACGCCAGACCGGCATGTGCATGTGTTCCAGAACGCGGACCACCTCTCGCAGGTCAACACGATTACGACGACCAGCCGCAACGTGGCCGAAGTGAACGTCTACCGCGACTACACGAACACAGCGACAGAAGCGCGCGTGCTTGGCAAAGGCACCGTGATTGTGTCCACCACATTCAGTATTGGCGGCGTCACGACGCTGTATGTGCAAGATTTGGTGTCATTTATTGCTCCAGACTATTTACGCAATGATTATGGCGCCAATGATGTTGCTGGCATTGTGCTGAGTAATGGCATTCAGGTGGGCACTGAAATTACGTCGGTCGTATATGCTCAGCGCACGGCGTCCGCAGACACGGAAGGCTTTCTGACATTGGCGGCCTCACTGAGCGCCACATATCCCGCGGGCACTTCTGTGCGATGGCTTGGCCGCACCACCAATGCCGCTGCGAGCCTGACGCTACGCGATATCAATGATTCTGTGGTGCGCGCGGCCCGGATTGTGCTGGAAGACAATACGGCGTTAGCACGCAACGATGTCACGCCACGCGCGGCGGCGCTGGCCGCAAAGATTACGGGCGGCTATGACCAGATTACATTTTTGGCCGATGACATCCGGCACGACGTGGCCCGACAGGTCTATCCTGGGGCGCGCATCTACACGGCGATTACCTCGCCCACGAACGTCTCCATCACCAGCCCTGCGCCAGTGGCGCAGGATGTGACCATTTCCGTCAAAGGCACGGTGGCCAATTCCACCGTGGACATCAGCCGACAGGTAAAGGCCGCGCCATCCGTGCGCACTCAGACGCTCGACCAAGTGCTGGCCCAGACTAAAACCTCGTAAGGATATTGCATGGCTGCTTCCACCATTACCCGCTCGACATTTACGGATGGCACCACGGCATGGAATGCCGCGCAGATTAGCAGCAGCGTCTACGACAAAATCGACCAGATGTTCGGCGGGGCCGGGTCGTATGCCACGTTTGAGTTTGGCGGCAAGGTGGCGATTGTGGCGGGGACGGCGGCCGCGCCATCGTTCTACCCGACAGGAGACACCAACACGGGCCTGTGGTTTCCAGCCGGTGACACCGTCGGCCTGAGCTGCGGCGGCTCTGAGGCGCTGCGCGTCAATTCGTCGCGTAACGTGTGCATCGGCGTGACCACCGAGCTGGTCAGCGGCGGCAGCGCGCGACGGCTGAACGTCTCCGGAGGCAGTGGCCACGCCTTGACGCTCTACAGCACGACGGCGGCAACCGCGACTGGCGAAGTGTGGAACGGCGCAACGGCTGGCGACAATAGCTTTGTGGCGTTTGCGACAGAGGCGTCACCCAGTGTGCGCGGCTCCATTACGTTCAATCGCGCCAGCGTCTTGACGGCCTACAACACCACCTCGGACTACCGCGCTAAAGACATTCTTGGGCCAGTCACCGATGCGGGCAGCGCCATTGATGCGCTGAAAGTGTATCGAGGGTTGATGAAAGGGGCCACGATGGAACGGCCCATGCTGATTGCCCATGAGGCCGCGACGGTGGCCCCGTATGCCGTGACTGGGAGCAAAGACGCGGTGGATGGCAACGGCAACCCGCGCTATCAGCAGATGGACGTCAGCGCGTTTGTGCCGCTCCTGATTGCGGAGGTGCAAGATTTGAGGGCGCGCGTGGCGGCGCTGGAGGGTCTCGGGGCATAATGCCCGAGAGTCTCTGCCATGTCTGACGAAGCAACCATCACCCTCGCACTGGCCATCGTCATGGGCATTGCGTGGCTCGTGCGCATTGAAGGGAAAGTGCTGTCCACGGAACGGGATTTGGCGCGCATCGAGGCCGACCAAGACTCCAAGATGAATCAGATTTTGGCAGACATCCGCTATCTGCGCGACCGCATTGACCGCGTCTTAGAGGACCGGAAATGAACCTCACCAAACTCAAGCGCCACCTACGCGAGGCCGAGGGGTTCCGCTCGCGGCCGTATCAGGACACCGTCGGCGTGTGGACGATTGGGTTTGGCCACGCGCTGCACGGCCGCATGGCGCACGAAGTGCAGCACATGAAGTGGACGCGGGCACAGGCGAACAAAGCGCTGGACGTGGACATTGCCGACGCCCTGCACGACGCGACCTCGTTCCCGTGGTTTGAGACACTCGACGAGGTGCGGCAGCGGGTCATTGTGGAACTGTGCTTTAACCTGGGCCGACCGCGTGTGCTGGGCTTTCGCAAGATGCTGGCGGCACTGGCCGCGAAGGACTATGCCCGCGCCGCGGACGAACTGAAGGACTCGCGCTGGTATGTGCAGGTGGGGCCGATTCGTGGCAATCGGCTGGTGAACATGCTTCGCACCGGAGCGGAGCCATGACGGATGCGCGCCCCGGCCCGTCGGTGCGACGGGACACGCTGGACGACGACCGCGTCCGCATCATGATTCCGGTGACCTCTGAGGCCACCGGACAGCGTCAGCCGGGGGCACTCATTATCACGGCGTCACGTGACGGGCAGATTACCGCGCGGCTGGGCCGCTGGGAGGAACGACATGCAGAATCTACTGGACAGCGTGAAAGCTGAGCGCGCCAAGTATGGCGCGCGAATGACCGATGACCAGTGCGCCGAGCTGTGCAACGCGGTGGCGTGGCGGCATCGGGGCGAAGGCTGGGGGACCTCGCGCAAGGTGTCTGGCACGCGTGGCCGTCTGCCGAATGGGCAGGAGATTGCGCACGACATCCTGCACTATGCGCCGAGCAATGAGTTGGTCGACATCCTGACGGCCGCTGGGGCCGAGTCGCAGCCGACGTGGACGCCCGTGGGACCGCCGCAGAGCGCCGACCGCACGTGGGTGGCCCCTGTGGACCCGGCCACGTGGAGTGCGCCGCCTGCGCCGCCGGTGGTGGTGCCGCCTGTGCCAACAGGGCCGAGCGTCGCTGAGGTGCTGGACGCGGTTGCCGCCTTGCGCGCCGAGGTGCAGCGGCTCCATGCGCGCTTGGACGCTGGCTTGCCGTTGCGGGTCAAGGCTGGCTTTCTCGGCACGCTCACGGGCACGGTCGGGCGCGACTGATGCGCCGCGCCTTGCGCCTGCTGCGGCTCTCTGGGGCCGCGTCGCGGCTATATGACCTGCTGGAGCAGGGCCGCGCGGATTGGCAGACGGCGCGTGACCGGGTGGCCACCAAGTATCTCTCGGCGTCCTGGTGGGACGCCGTGCTGCATGCCGCGCGTGACCTCGCGCTCGGCATGCCGGTCCCGGATGAGGTCAAGAAAGGACTGACGATGAAGAACTGGAAGACGACGCTGTCTGGTGTGGCCGCGATTCTGGCGGTGGTGTCCAAGATTATTGCCACGGGCCAGATTGACTGGCAGACCGATGGGCCTGCGGTGCTGGCAGGCATCGGCCTGATCACGGCGAAAGACGCGAGCAACTAACGGTATGTGTGACCAGTGCCCGACCACGTCACGCACACCGGGCTATCTGGTGTGCGCGGCGTGCGGGCGCTGGTTTGTGGCACTCGGAGGGCATCATGGTGTGGCTGACGATTGCGCTCGGGTTTGTGCTGGTGACGTATGTGCTGATGGTTGTGGCGGCGGTGGTGTTTCTGCCCGACGACCCTGACGGCCCGGAGGACGACTAGTGCCGCAGCCCTCTTTGTCAGAAGCCGACCTCCAAGACACCTACGAACTGGTCTGCCGCTACCAGAACGTCACGCGCGCCGCCGAGGCGGTGGGCATCAACCGGAAGACGTTTAGTGCCCGGTGGCTGATGGCGCGGAGCTGGGCGCGGAGCCGTGGTTTGCCCGTGCCTGCGGTCGGGCTGGCCCCGCCGACGCCGGAGCCGCCGCCGCCACCGCCGCTGCCGCCCACGATGGTGGCGCAGCCGCGCGCCGCCTACGAGGAGACGCCGTCGCGCTTGCCGTCCACCGCCGAGGAAGCCTGGGCGATTCTGGATGCGTTCATCGGCCGCGCCCGCGTGCAGGTCACCGCGCCGCCCTATCAGGCCGGAGAGACGCGCCGGTATGTGGTGGCGTCGGACTTCCACGCGCCCTTCCATGACCCGGAGGCCGTGGCGCATCTCATCGCGCAGGAGGGGGGCAAGCCCGATACGACACTCATCATTGCGGGCGATTTCCTCGACCTCTACAGCATCTCGTCCTATAGCAAACACGAACGCGTCGGCATCGAGACGGAACTGGCGGGGGCCGAAGCTCTGCTCGGCACGCTGGCCGGGGCGTTCTCCGACATCCTGCTGATTGAAGGCAACCACGACCAGCGGCTTGACCGCCGCGTGCGGGCGCTCCTGCCTGAAGACATGGTTGCCGCGCTCCAATATCTGGCGGGCGGGGACCTGTCGGTGCTGCGTGCCATGTGCCGCCGCTATCCCAACGTGCGGTTCAACCCCGTGCAGGTGGGGCGGTTCGACGTGAAGTGGTGTACGCAGGTGGGCGACATCATCGTCAGCCACGCCGAGAAGTTCTCGCGCGTGCCGGGGTCGGCCATGCGCGGCGTCGAGGAATGGCTGAGCGACCAGGAACAGGCGATGCAGCTCGACCCGTGGCGCATCCTCTGCCAAGCCCACACGCACCAGCTGGCGTGGATTCCGTGGCGCGCCGACAAACTCCTCATCGAACTCGGCTGCATGACGGAGACGCACGGCTACCAGTTGTCGGCCCAGGTGCGCGGACGGCCGCAGCGCCGGGGCTACTGCACCCTGACGCAGCACAAGGGCCGGACGGACATGCACTCGGTGCGGATGGTATGGCTCGACCCAGCACGCTGGTAGGCAGTCCCCCGCATCTGGTGCGGTTTGTGCCGCAGCAGCAGGGGCATGGCGACTGCGCGGTAGCCTCACTGGCCATGCTGTGCGGCGTCGACTGGCCGACCGCGTTTGCCGCCTTCGACGACCCGGCGAGCGTGCTGGCGCAAGGCGTGGCCCCGTGGGCCGAGTTTCGCCACGCGGCGTCTCGGCTGGGCATCAAGACGCGCGTGAAACGCCGACCGGACCTGCACGCGGACACAGGCATCCTCTATTGCACGGACATTGACGGGCCTGACGGGCATGCTGCCTTCCTGTGGGCGGGGCGCATCATCGACGGCGACGGGCGGTGCTACCTCTTCGTGCCAGACTATCTGCGGCTGCGGCAGTTCAGGTCGCATTCCCTGCTGATGCGGGCCTAACCATGCGCCTGCTCTGGGCTATGCTGTATGCGCCGATGGCCGTGGTGTGGGTGGGCATCTGCCTGCTGCATGCGCTGGCCGTGGGCATCCTGCGGGCACTGGATTGGGTGACGCTCCAGCTCTACCCGGGCATTATGGCCGTCGCACGACGGGCTGACGGACTCACGGATGATGACGACGACGACTTGGCCGGATCTTGACGGCGTGGCCCTCGTGGGCCTCGGACACAAAGCGCGGCAGGGCAAGGACATGCTGACCGATGCCCTGCTCAACCACTACGGCAACAGCCGCCGCTTGGGCTTTGCCGACGCGGTGAAGGTGCTGGCACGGGCCGACTACGGCATGACGACCAAGGACGGGCCACTCCTGCAACGGCTCGGCATGGAGGGCCGCGCGCATGACCCGGACACGTGGGTGCGCATTGTGGCGTGGACGATCCATGAGTGGCTGGAGAGCGCGCCGGAGGGGCTGCTGGTCGTGATTCCGGATCTCCGGTTCCCTAACGAGGCCGCGTTCATTCGCGCCTACGGGGGCATCTGCGTGGACGTGCGGCGGTGGCATGCGGACGGATCGCGGGTCATCACGACCGACCGAGATGCGGGCCACGCCAGCGAGACCTCGCTGAACGGCTTCACGTTCGACGCCATCATTGACAACATCGAGGCGCGCCAGGACGAGGCGCGCGACCGGCTCATTCGGCTGGTGGACCGCGCGTTTGACCCAGACCGCGCTCGACGGAGGTTCCAATGACTCCGCTGGTCTATATCGCTGGGCCAATGACCGGTGTGCCGAATTGGAATCACCCGGCCTTCTACGCGATGGAAGAGTGCCTGCGGCAGCGTGGCATTACGGCCATCAACCCAGCGGCGCTGAATCCCATCACGCGGCCGTGGTGGCGATGCCTGCTGGTCTGCCTGTGGCATCTGCGGTTGGCCGACGCGATTGTGCTGTTGCCGAGCTGGGAAGCCTCGCGCGGCGCGCGCTGGGAACTGTGGCTGGCCCTGTGCCTGGGGTTGCCGGTCTTTGTGGCCCCCACGCAGTCTGGGCCATCCGCGGTCGTGCCGCCAGCGTTGGCCCCGCCGCCATCGGGCGTGGTGCATTAACGCAAACTTTGGTATAGTCGAGACATTCGCCCTCCGCGAATGCGCGTGTCCTCCGCACGCCTGCCCCGGCACTGCCGCCCAACGGTGCCGGGGCTTTTTTATCGCTTGCACTGATGTCTTGCATGGTGTATAGTTAATTCATGGACAATCGACCGGACGGGGCAATGACCATGAAAGAGTATGCGGCCGAGCTGGGGGTGACCCGCGCGCGGGTGCATCAGCTCGTGCAGGCCACGGGGCTGACGCTGGCCAAGTTTGGCGGCGTCTGCATCCTGACGCCTGCCGACCGCGAGGCCATCCAGAACCGGCCGCGCCGCAAGACGGGACGGCCGCGCAAAGTGCAGGAGGCACAATGAGGACACCGAAAGAACCGACGTGGGGCGAGGCGCTGGTGTTTGGCGTGGTGGTTGGACCCATCATGGCCTTCTGGACACTGGTGGCATTGGGCGCATTCTAAAACGACAGCGGAGGGCATATGCAGGTCTACAAGGCAATTGCGGCGGTGGCCGCAGAGTTGGCGCAAGTGGGCGTGGGCAAGCGCCAGAAGAACGAGTCGCAAGGCTTCCGGTTCCGGGGCATTGACGACGTCATGAACGCGCTATCGCCGGTCATGGCGCGGCACGGGCTGATGCTCCTGCCACGGGTGCTGTCACGCACGGTAGTTGAACGGGCGAATGCGCGTGGCACGGCCCTGTTTTATGTGGTTTTGGATGTGGAATACGACATCGTGGCCGCAGAAGATGGGTCCAAGCATACCGTCCGCGTGATGGGCGAGGCGATGGACTCTGGAGACAAGGCCACGAACAAGGCGATGTCTGCCGCCTACAAGTATGCGATGTTTCAGGCGTTCTGCGTGCCCGTCGACGGCACGCCGGATGCGGACGCCACGACGCACGAAGTGGTGGTGACCGAGCCGGAAGGCTTCTCGCAGTGGCTGCTGGACCTCGAAGTGCTGGCAGAAAATGGGTCCGCGGCGGTGGCCGAGTGCTGGAAGACGAGCAAGCCGGAATACAAGACCTTCGCCAAGACACACTACGACCAGCACTTGTCTGGCATCAAGGCCCGTGCGGCACAGGTGCAGGCATGAGGCCCGACCGGTATACGGTGCATCCGGCGGCGCAGGGCACGCCGGAGTGGTTGCAGGCCCGTGTGGGTTACGTGACCGGGTCGAGAGCCTCAGACATCACCGCGACGCGGAAGGACGGCAAGCCCAGCGCGGCGCGTGAAGACTACCTGACGCAGGTGGTGGTGGAACGACTGACGGGCCAGAGTGCCGAGGATGCCGTCGTGACGCCGTGGATGGTCCGCGGCAGTGACCTCGAAGGCGCGGCGCGGTCGGCGCTGGAGACGCGGCTGGACACGCTCATCTTCGAGACGGGCTTCCTGCAATCCACGCAGCTGCCGTGGGTCGGCTGTAGCATCGACGGCTACACCAGCCAGGGCGACATCGTGGAACTGAAGGTGCCAAAGCCGAAGACGCACTGGCGCTACCTGAACGCACCCACGGCGATGGTGCGCGACTATCTCGATCAGTGCACGCACAATCTGCTGGTGACGGGGGCCGACGCCTGCTGGCTGGCCAGCTATTGTCTAGCGATGCCGCCCCACATGCAGCTGGTGGTGGAGGTGGTGTCGAGGATCCGGGTGGAGATGTATCGGATGGACTACCTTGAGCCGTTCCTGGCCGAGGTCAACGCGGCCGTGCAGACGTGGCGGCAACCAGAAGGAGTGACAGCGTGAGCGACCAGCAGCAGAAGAAAGACATTGGCGGTCTGTGGAAGCAGACGAGCAAGAGCGGGATGCCCTATCTCAGCGGCACGGTGAATGGGCAGCGCATTGTGGTATTCCCGAATAGCAAGAAGCAGGACGGGGAAAAGACGCCGGACTATCGCATCTATGAGCAGACGCCGATGGGGCAGCAGGCCGCGCCTGCGGCAGCGCCGTCCGGCCGTCGGGCGGTGACGAGCGACGATATCCCGTTCTAAGGTGGTGCCGGTTGTGCTCGGTGCCCCCGCTTCAGCCCGAACCCTGAGCGGAAAACCACCGCACGCTGTGTGCGGCGCTGGGAGGCGGCACGACCGGCCCTTCATCTGGGCCGACGCTTCGGTGCTTTCACTCATACTGAGCTGGAAGGAGAGACGCCGGGGCGTCGGTCTGGTGTAGACTAAACGGGCACGACCGAGGTATCAGGCCTCGCCCGTGCCCTGACCGTGACGCTGGAACACGCAGCGACAGGCTCCCGCCATTGTACCGTGGGTGCTGTCCTGCATGAAAGGACAGAGATGGACGAATCGCCCGCTCGATTTCGCACACAACTGGGTCCGTTTGGGATGACACCCGCGTGGGTGTTAACCGCGCCGATTCAATCCAACGCCAAGGTGTTATTTGGCTGGATGGCATGCCGGTATGCCAACCGCGAGACCTGGCAATGCTGGCCCGGACAGCAGCGCCTCGCAGATGACCTCGGCTGGCATCGCAACACCGTCACCAATGCCCTGCGCGAGCTGGTCAGTATCGGCGCGTTGACCAAGGATCGGCGCATGACGAAGGACGGCAAGGTCATGACCAATCACTATACGCTGGTCTTTGTGGCCCCACCGCAGATGGCTGCGCGCACGACAGATGGCGCTCAGGCACCCAGCCATGCACACCAGCAGGACATGCCCTCACAGAGTGCTGCTGCACAAATTGGTGGGGGGATACACCCCCAAGGATTTGTGCAAGGATACCCCCAAGGATTTGTGCAAAAACCAGAGGTAGTTGAACCAGAGTCAGTACAACCAGAGAGAAGAGGTTCTCTGGTTGAAAGCCCACTGCATTTCCACAAACGCCACGGAGGCCACGTCAGCGAGATGTGCGATTGGGTGTGCCTGCCGGAAGACATGGCCGGTCAGTTTGCGCGACGGGCCAAGATGACACCAGCCCAGGTGCTGGCGTGGGCGCAGTCCGTGCGGGAACGGTGGGAGGCCTCGGGCCGGGTGCCCACGGGGTCGATGTGGGAGTTCTGGAACGCCCGGTGGACGGAGAAGATGGACGACGGGGACCGCGACCTGTACCCCAATGAGGGTCCGGTCACCAGAATTATTCGCTTGAACGCGGAACGACGGGCACGCATGCAGGAGGGCCGATGAGGATACACGACGTCTTCGAGGAAATGAACCGGCTGGCGCTGGCGGGCTACTACGTGCCCCACAGCATCGAATCGATGGGGCAGGAGTGGCACAAGGCCTTGGAACACATCGACGCCGAACGGCTGACGCGCGCGGTGGACAACCTCATGGCCAAGAAAACCGACCGGTGGTGGCCGACGCTGGCCGAGCTGCTCGCGGAAGTGACGGCCCTGAAAGCGCCGGACCAGGTGGTGTCGCGCAAGTGCCCGACCTGCGCGGGGTCGACATGGATTGACGCCGTGCCCTTTCGCGGCTACGGGCTGGGCGAGACGGTCTACGAAGGCGTCAGGCGCTGCCCCGACTGCCGTGTGCCGCCGCCAGATACCAGCCACCTCGCGAAGTCCCAGATGCCCATCAGCGCTGCCGAGCAGCGCGCACGGACCAAGCTCATGCCCACGGCGGTAACCATGACAGAAGCGGAGTTTCTGGCGCGCCTGAAGGCGATGGGCCAGCACACACTTGCGGCACGGGTGGCCGCGCAATGAGATACCTGAGCGTGTGTAGTGGCATTGAAGCCGCGTCTGTGGCGTGGCATTCACTGGGCTGGACGCCCGTGGCGTGCAGTGAAATTGAGGCATTTCCTGCCGCCGTCCTGCGGCACCATTACCCGTCCGTGCCCAATCGCGGCGACATGACGAAGTTTCAGGAGTGGCCATATGCAGCAATCGATGTTTTGGTCGGAGGGACACCTTGCCAGTCTTTCAGCGTCGCCGGACTCAGAAAGGGATTGGCTGATCCGCGTGGCAACCTGGCGCTCACGTATCTTGCCATTGCTGACAAGTATCGGCCCCGATGGGTGGTCTGGGAGAACGTGCCCGGCGTCCTGTCGTCGAATGGAGGACGGGACTTTGGTGCCTTTGTCGGGGGCTTGGGCGAACTCGGGTATGGGTGGGCCTACCGAGTCCTTGACGCTCAATACTTCGGAGTTCCACAGCGGCGCC